GTTGTTCCCCGTGACGCGTTACTTTTTTCTCCATCGTAATTCCTCCTTTATAATGAAAAAGTAGCCCCTAGGCAGGGGAGGAGGCCATCGGAGCTACACTAAAAAGGGAGAGGGAGGGATATATGATGAAAGGGTTTCCCCTTCACATCCTTAAAAATGAGTTCTTCCTTTGAAAGAACCTCTTGTTCCCCGACTTCCCCAATCGTCATTCTTGTTTCGTTTGTTTGTACCAAGTCCTACCCGTTTTAACGGTTTTGGTGTAGGCTCATCCCAATCATCCACTAATTCCTTCTTATCTCGGAATCCATCTGTGAAAACAGACTTTAGTGGGTCGACGAACTCACGCTTGACGCTCGTGAACGTCCGTGCCACATCTTTATTTTGCATGGCACGTGCAAGTTCTGGAAATTCTGTATTGAAGGCATACAACGTTAAGACGAAGGCATCGAGTGCGTGTTCGTTCTCACTCGAAAAAGTCGGTTCACCAGTCTTCGGTGCGATACGCTTGATTTGATAGTCCGTCATCTGTTTACCTAGTAATTCATCAATGTCTTTCGATGGAATACGAAGTTGTCCACGGTCGAGTAAGAGAGTCGCCACGCTGACCATGAAGGCTTTGAGTGGCTTCTTATCGACGCTTCGACTAATCGGGTCTCGTACAAGTTCCGTGCTTCCGAAAGCAACCGCTCGCACCTTATCTCCTATCGTCTTTCGCAAGACTTCGGATTGATAGTCTCCGGCTCCTTTGTCGACATAAATCGCAAAAGGATTATAGAGACGGTCGAGTTCTTGTAACTTTTTGACCGCGATATCATATGTATATTCGCCTCGTGGAATCTCGACTCGATTGATGACCTTGAATCGCCCGAAATCAGGTAATACTTCGTTCATGATGTCATCTTCATCTTTTCGTCGTTCATCCAGTCTATCCCATTTCGTGACAATGATTTGAGTCGCGGCACCACTTTTCGTTTATACCCCCAGTTTCCTGGTATTTGATAGGGACTAGACTATATCATCATCCATTCTTCTGAATGGAGACAGGCACTTCGATTTAAAGGATTTTCACCTACCACTACTGTGGCCCTACTCCTATTGAAGACTCTTCCATCTTCCAGTTAAGGGATAGTCGTTGAAGCTTCCTCTGTTCTAGAGGCTTGCATGCGCGATTGCCCAATCCATTCACGTTTTTACCATCTCAAACGCATTACCGTTTGCCCCACATTCATCCCTGAACATGGTTGGTAGTGAAGGCTCTAAGGGTTTCCCCGCAATTCACCTGTATTTTGTCGACAGGATTACTCCTGAAGGGGACATTATATGTCAACTCTATATCCCAATCGACCCCGATGGCTATCGGCGCATCATCTGTCCGTTGACTAGAGTAACCATAACCACTTGAACCAGCTTCGTCAATGTAGTCTTTGTTGAATACCCCTGCATCCTCTGTACCAAAATCTGCTAAAACTTCGTGCTCATAAGCCGAGTTCGTATACATGCCTCGAAGGGTCTTTTCCATCTTCGAGTCCCACTTCGGGTTGACCATCGTCGGATAGTGGAATTCTTTCCATCCTTCCGCTGTCGAGCGGTCATAGTTTCGAATATCGTAATGAATGCCGTCTCTTGTCTTGATAGGAGCGACCTTATCATTTTGAGAGAACTTATCTTCTGTACATATCTTATAGAAGGTCCCTCGTCGTCCGGTTGGTGTCGAGGCAACCATGACCCCGATACCTTCAGGGTCCTCAAATGTAATCGCAAAAATCGCTTCAAAGTCTTTATCACCGAGGTAATCTACTTCCATTTACCTTCCGTAAGGCGCGACCCCTACTCCCAGCTTTCACTGGGGATGAGACTATATCATCAACTCTTGATAAGCCGTATGCATCATCTCTATCGTCCGGTAGACGATAAAGTCTTCTTGTGGCACATACTTCAAATCCGTATAAGCTTTAAGACTATCGACGTTCTCTCCTGTAATCGTCAAGACGACAGGAATCAGTTCATATGCTTTCCACTGATAGAACGTGATATCATCCCAGCTTGTTCCTTCTCCGATGAAATAATACTGACCGCCTCGTTTATAATTACCAACGGATTGACGCATTTTCATTTTCATCATCACAAGAGTTGTCGGGCGCTTCGAGAACGCTTGTTCTCTACTCTCTTTCGAGATAGTCGTTGCGGACCATCCTGTTCCAGCAACAGGACATTCCTCAGGATTGCCATGCAAAGGAGCACTTCGCACCATGTCGACAATGGATTGACCGACGATTTCCGATAAGTGTTGAAGATTTTGCCGATATACTTTGTCTGATTGATGCATGTGTATTCCTCCATTGTTTAGGTTTCCCTGATTTCACCCGATTTGCTTATGCTGTCACCAACATAAGGGACAAAAGTTTATCCATGTAGAGCCAGCTCGCTTTTTGACCCCGAAGGCTACCACCTTCAGAACCAGAACGAGTACCAGCGGTGAAGAGTTTGATACGCGATTTATTCTTAAATACGATTTCATATGGGGATTGCCGGATATGAGCGACTGAAGCTCGTAATGCTTCATTATTTTCGATGAAGTTCTTCAATTGGTCGAAGATTTCTCGTGCCTGTGAGTCATATGGTGTCGCAACGAGGCATGTCGCCCCTTTAAGCGTTTCTCGTCCACCATTACACGTATACGCAACCCACAGCATGTGTGCCGTCATCGTCCATGTGTTATGAACGAGTATGTCTTCTACGACCAAGTTATGTGTTTCGGGTACGAACACATCATAGGTCTGTTGTGGACCGAGTGGCTCGATGGCAACGACTTCTTCCCATAGCACATCACTCTGCACCAAGTCGAGTAAGAAGGCTGACTGTAAATTATGTGCATAATTGCGAGCTTTCTGATAACTCACACCGCTGTTCATACGAAGACGTTCTGTCTTTGAACCACTTACATCTTTTTTTGTCATTTTCTTTTCGCGTCGTTCTTTCTCAATATGTGGCCATATGTCTTTCGGTAAAACATATCCACTCGATTGCATCCCGAGTGCATGGTTATAGGTATGTTCATAAGACTTGCTCGTACATTCATATTTTCGCATCAAACTGATGAAACACATGACGTGTTCACGGTAATAAATCATGACATGGTAATAATCACTGTCATTGATGCGTTTTTTTAAGATATTCGCCTTAATTCCGAGCCGAAGCAATAAATGCTTCAAATCCTTGGCGAATTGGTGATTTGGCGTCCCGTATCCGATTTCCGTGATACGTTTTGCATAATCCCATCCTGCGATGTCGTACAATGCCCCTAAGAAGTACGGTAAGACTTCTGCATCGTATTGGTATACTTCCTTCGGAAAACGTCCTTCTCGTGCATCTGAGGCGATACGCATGAACTCTGCTTCGTGATGGGCGATTCTGAGACGATAACTTTGTTTTCGATTCGCCATCTTCGTCAATGAGCCATCGTATTCTTGTAACAACTCATCCATTTTCTGCATGACTTCAGGGAATCGTCCCTCGACATACAATTTATCTTGAATGCCTCGTCCTCCAGCTACCAAGTATCCAAGGATGCGGGCACGGTCTTGCGCTTTCATCCCTTTGACGAACATGTCTTTCGTGATGTTTCCTTGGTAATCGATATGGCGTGGAACAGCAATGTTCTGTCCGATTTCAAGGAGGTCGACCTCGACCCATCCGTCAATCGTCAAGACAGGGTGATTCCCCGTCAAGATGACTTCTGCTCCATGCTTTGTTCGTACCTTGAAGACATCTTTCACTCCATTATCTTCAACGAAGAAGGCATTGGAGTTTTCTAGCTTGTATTTTTCATTTAATGTCAAAAGATTAGGGTTTGCCCCTTCCGTTCCTTGTGCTTGATACAATTCTTCGATTGCAATGTACTTTCCTGTTAATGGGTCCATGATACGCTGAGTACCAGCGATACATTTACCGATACGTCGTCCACATCGTAAAACTTTCCGATGATGCGGATGACGAAGGATTTCTTCTTGATACCAACGAGGGATATCTCCTCCTAGATGGTGTCGTGCAAACTTAACAGGGTCTCGTACAATCTGTTCGATTTCTGATGCAAAATCATTCATAATGATTCATTCAACTGCCTTTCTCTTTATCGACGCGAAAAAGAGCGGAAAATTTTCTTTCCGCCCTGAATAAAACCTTTTATTTCCTGTCTGTCAATACCTTACCATTGACGTGGTGTATTATTGTGGAAAATACGTGCTTCTCCACCTAAAGCAGAACGTGCATTCAAGCGAGAACCTTGAATCGCTTGGACTGCCGCTTGTCGCATCGTCTGTGCGGCGGCTGTGTCCTGATAGTTTCCACCGACGCTGTAGTCGGGACGAAGTGTTTGGTTCCAGTTCTCTGCTTGTTGACGACGCCACGTGTACGCAGAGTTCGCAAGTTCATATCCTGTCGTTGCTCCCGTGTAGGCCCACATTAAAGGAGAAGCCATCGTCCAGGCCGCGTAGCTTGCCGCTGACTTGACGAGAGCGGTTCCTGCCCCTTGACCTTGGTCGAGGTTACTCTTGAAGTCGAGAGCGGTCATCCCGACCCCGACGTATCCCATACTCTTAAGACCGCCGTGTGCCGCCTTAAAGCTACTTGAAATCAACCCTTGTTTATTCTGACTCATAGTTTATCACCCTTTACGCTTATTATGTAGACCAAGTACGATATCGCCACTAGCACCGAGTGTATTACTTCCCTTAGAGCTACCATCTGATAACATCATCGGGGATTCGCCAGACTCTAATGTTCCTTGTCGGGTCTTCATCGCTGTTTGTACATCAAGAAGCCCTGTCTTTGCTCCGAAGTTAGCAGAATCAAAACCAGACCGTCCAGACATGTCTGTTCCGAGGGCAACGGTCGCCGCCGCGCCTCCGATAGCCATCATCGGTAACCAACGGACTTGTTTACCTGTATAAAGGTTCCCGATACGTGCTCCTTGCTTATCATTCTTCAGAAAAATCTCGGAAGCGGTGTTTCGTACCTTGTTCTTCGAGTTCATTGCTTCATGAATACGATATGGTTTTGAATGAATTCGTTTTCCAGCAGTCCCTAGGGCTTCGACGAGTTTATTCTTTGCCATGTTTCATCACCCTTGTTCTTTCTTCTTTTTCTTCGTATTGCCTGTGACCCAGTTCGTCGCATTCTTGACATGACGTTGGTTTGTCATCAAAGCTTTGACCCCTACGCCGTACTCTTCTTTCATGCCTTTATAATTGCTTAAGATACCTTCTTCACCGAGGTATTTACGAGCACCTGTCGATTGTTTGGCGATTTTCATCCCCGCCATACCCGTACCCCCCATGAATGCACCGGTTTTTGCTCCATCCCAGAAATCTCCACCTTGCATGGCTTCAATGGAACCTCCTGCAAGACCACCAACAGCGGCACCACGAATAGCTGTCTTGCCGACTTCACTCCAGCCTCCTGCTCCATGGAAGTTTGATTTCATGTCATGAGAAAGTGCCGCCGCGTGGATACCTTCATTGAACCCACGTTTTTGGTATTTTCGACGTTTTAAGAGGTCTGCCCCTGAACCCGTCTTCTTTTGTTTCTTAAACATGTTGATAGCGCCCTGTTTCCGACTAATGGTCCGTTCTGCTGAACCATCCATGTTGATGACTGGACTTCTTCGATTAAATCGCATTTTTGCCATTTGTTATTCTCCTCACTTAAACTTTTCGTCGCCCATTCGGTAATGAGCCGTCCGTTCTTCAAACATATCAAAGACGATGTTGCCAAACGACGGGTTATTGTAGCTCAAGTCTTGTTGTTTATTCTTGCGCTCCTGTTGTTTGCGCTCTAGGTTTTTCTCTTGTGCTTCCTTCATGTCATTGACATCCATTTTATGCTTGATGCCATGCAGGGCAGAAAGAGCGCCTCCTACAGCAATCGTCCCTAATGCAATCTTGCCTCCTTTCATGATACGTTTGTTCGTCCTTACGACACGTTCTTCGTGCGACAATAGATTCCCTAACTCACCAGAAGAAGAGTTCTTTAATCGATGGAGACGGTCCGTTGGGGTCTCTTTTGTTCGCCTTGCCTCTTTTTGTTCCAATCGTTCGATACGTTCTTCTTGCTTGAAGTCTCCTTTAGGGACAGCATTACGATGCTGTTGTTTTTTCAAGGCTTCTACCTTCAACTGCATCTCAAACTGTTTGACTTGTTTTTCCCATAGTGGAATTTTCTTCGACCGCATCTCGACTTTCTTCAACATCTCTCTTCCGACGAGTGCCGCGCCCCCGACTGCTCCTGCATAGATACCAGAAGTCACGAGAGTAGAGACAACACCATCTTCATCATCATCCATCATGCTGTGCGTAATCCCCATCTTAAGCCCGATACCGGCAAGAGCTGATATCTTGTTTCTACCAGACATGTTGCTGATGTGGCTCTTAACATCAATCGCGCGTTGTTTGATAAACCCATTGTCATTCTTTCTTAACCCTTCAAGGGCTTTGACATATTGTTTTTCGGACACTTGAAAGGCGAAGGGCCTTCGGCCACCTTTTTGTTGTCGCTGTACCTCGATGTTGGTCGATTCAAGGAGTTTGTGGTTCCAGTAACCCCCCGATACCGTTCCTTTGTAAGAAGAGTATTCTTGCATATGTTGAGACATCGGGTTCATCCCAATCATATCAATCAATAAGGATTGTCCATTCAAGGCATGATGACTCATTCGTCCTCATCTTCAATCATGATACTCTCTAGGTAGTCAGCATCAATGACTTGACCTGGTGCGGATTCCTTCTCTTTTAAGAGACTTGCCGCATAACTCGATGGGTCCATCGTCATCGTGAGCTTGCTACCGGCTTTATCCTTACGGGTACTATGCATGAGCTCTAGAATCTTATGTTTCTTCGTCATGATACGTTCCTTATAGTCAGAAGCCTTCGAGATTTGTTTCTGGACGATAGGTTCTCCGTCTTCCCCCATTCCGACGACGTTATCTTGCACGAAGTCTCCTTCTAATGCCATCTTGTTCTCGGCACGCATGAGTTGGATGTCACAGTCAATCAAGTCCTTGATGAAGCTCATGTCCACAATGTCGTCATCCTTGGTCTCGAACTCCTTCTTGTAGTTATCAAAGTTCGTCAGAATCAATGAGATTTCGAGTGGGCAACGTTCTCCTTTCGGATTATACCCTTGGTCAAGGATAGGACAGATATCTGCATATTGGCATTCCTCTGCCTTACACAACATTGGGATGGACGCATACATGCCATGTTTCGTCTTGTTCATCGCAACCCCGAACTTAATCGCTTCAATTCCTTGCTCACTCAATTTCCATGAGGAAGGAAGTTCTTCTTTCTGTACATTCATATAAGCACGTGGAGCGAGCAGTGAAAGCTCTTCCTTGCGTTTCTCTTGTTCTGCCATACGTCTTTCCCTCTTTCTTTTCCTGACTTATTTAGAGCGCAACAACACACGAGGCTGTCGGCACCAGTTAATCATTTGCATTTTTCCAGACCTTCTAACCAACCTTTGCCCTAAAAGCGTGTGGAGGCATATAGGGATTACCGGAAATGTAACCATTTACCTTGAAGATTTCAAGTAGCACACGGTACAGCAAAAAAGCGAAACGTCGGGTTAGATGCCTGATGCTTCGCTTGGTTACTATCCTCTTGTATGAAGTGCTGATACTTTCTTTATAAGGTCTCTCTCTATTATCTCCTTATAGTCTTCCCCCCTATAGAGTTAGAAGATAAGGATACAGGAGGCTGATGCCTCCCCATACAATAGTATGTGCGGCCGACCGTCTACTTTTTATATGCTTCCCTACAGGAAGATGAAGTCCACCGTATAGATAATAAAGAGTCCGAGAACAAATAAGTACGCGACATATATTGCATAGAAGCTATCCTCTATGGCATTCCCTAGGATATAGAAGAACACATACAGCAATACCCCTAAGACAATCGCCCCGATGATGACATTCATAGTATCCCCCTATGTAATGAACACGTAATTGAGATAAAGATAAAAACAACAGCTGATTCCCGCCCAAACCAGCCATGTATGGATGAAACTGACGAATACAGCGAATGATGTCTCCATTCGCACTAAATCCAGGGTCTTTTCATAACAATAATAGGTGCTGACGAACCATATGAACGATAATGCTATCAATACAGGATGCATCAGGACGTCTTGCTCAATTCTCTTCGTTTTTGCTTCGTATATCGCATACGCTGGAACTCAATATAATAAATAAAATAGACATGACCCTCTGCCTTATGCTTTCTCCATCCGACCATCTCAATATCGAAAAACTCATAATGTACGTGTTCATAATTAAAGAATAGTTCATTCAAATCGCGAATCATTCCGCCGACATCGATTCGGCTAATATAGACAAGGACCCCGTCCGTCCCCTCTGGATTCTTTTGATATCGCATATCAATTGCGTTATCAAGCAAGGTTTCCATTACTTCACCACCTCTTGCTTCTTCATCTTGCTCTCTAACGCTTCACTACAGCGCCCGCACAGCACGACATGATGTTTGGTATCCTTCAATAGATAAAAGCGATGATTATCCCTTATATGTGCGTCACACGACATGCACCGACGCTCTCCTGAAACCTCCAACTTGATGTGCATTCCCATCACCTTCACTCCTTTACAAGTCTTAAGATGGCTGTATCTGGATATCTTTATCCTTATCCTATCAGCTTTATAACACAAACACCAATAGTTCTTTTCCTGATTGACGCATTATCACACATATTCATGAAAGCATTTGCAGATTAAGGGTTCTTCCCTTTCATAATACGTACATATGTTCCCCTTTTAGGGTATTTTGTTCTCATTTTTCTAGAGAATGGGTGATTTTTTATTATTTTATTTTTGAGAATTTGCAAAAAAGAGATAAAGGGTGGGGGGTCTCTTTTTGAAGGGGGCGGTGTGTGTACGTGCAGGGGGAGAAAAAGGAGCAAGAGATTTGACCCGAATGAGAAGAAGAGCGGGACGATGGTCGAGAAAAACCTTTATAGGGGAGAAATGCTTCAAAATTCTCAGCGGCATGGTAATGGTATAGGTGTATGTGCGGAGAATCTTTCGACGCCCACCCCCTAATCATATACCAGAAAGGATGACTTCCGAAATGGAAGAAGTAAAGCAAGCAGGCGATATCCTTGAAGATATGTTCTTCGAGGCAATGCAGGAGGCAGGATACGATTGTGTCCAGTCTCCGAAGGGTTCACCAATGGATAAGGAACAGGGCACGGATATTGTCCTGTTCACTGGTGTCTACAATGGTGTAGATACTATGGTACGTCTTGATATCACTGCTAACAATAAGCGTGATAGCTTGACACGTAGTAAGACGCCACAAGTACCAGTACATGGGCCTAGTGCATCATGTGCTGACTTTGGCATGAGTATACGTATTGCGAACTATCATCATCAGTTCAAAGTGCCTGTACTCGTCATAGAGTTGGATGGCCAAATGACACGCCACTTATACAACCCTAAGTATAAGGCGTTCATGGACAATTGCTTCAGACGCTACATGCAACAACTGCCTGTAGCAGTAGAGTGGTACAACATGCACCTCTCACTGACTAAAGAGTTCTATTAATCACACATATGGCCCTCTATATGAGGGCCTATATACCAACAAGCCAGGGATACTGGATGAGGACAAAGGAGATTACTATCATGACAAACACTACTACTAACAACAACACTACTGGATTCGTATTGCCAACACTCATCAATGGATTGACTTTCCCTGTATATGCATTTGCTAAGCCAGGTAAGGCGGCATATGCGGCACGTCTCATGGGTAAGCCATCTCACCTATCAGGTGTGACGTATGAGGAAGCTAAGGCGTTCGTATTGAACAACAAGTTCCACCACGCTATCATCAAGCGGATGGTGGAGGGCACAGGTAGACAGACGCCTGTTGTAGAGGGGGCATTCCTCTGTTTTGATATCACTACATCTCGTGATGATTACAACCATGAGATGTACAGTAAAGTGCATCCACAACTGGTGGAGTTCATTACGCATATCAAGGAGAAAGGCTATACGAAAGTATACGCGAACTCCCGCCTTGTATTCAACATGGCACAGCATATGGGTCTGGATGTCCATAAGATGACTGTGAACGAAGCACGTGCACAGGGCATGATGACGTATGTACTATGTAAAGAATACGGTCGTAATAATGCGACCTTTGCATTAAACAGCCTATACTCAGGCTGTCCTGTAAAAATGGTCCTCTATTAAGGGGGCTATATGAAGGCCCTCTATATAAGGCCCCTCTATAATGGGGGTCTATATAGGGGGTTCTTATTTGTATAAGGCTTCTCTATTGCTTCAATAGGGAGGTCTTAACAGATAAGAACATCCAATAAGCCGGAGAAACCGGATGAGGGCGAAAGGGGAAAATCCCAATGTCAAACTTCACTTTTTCAGAACTCCACACTTATGTACTTCGTCAACCAGCATTCTCTGCTAAGCTTCATGAAATCACAGGTCAGCTTCTTGATGGTGATTCAACAATCAAAGAAGCAGAGGATTTGTTAACTCTTCTTATCGAGGTAACACCAATGTCACTTCTTCAAGAGGATAGAATCCGTCAATGGATGGCAGATGAATGTGCGGAAATCCTAGAAAATCAATTCTGCACGTGGGAGAAAAATCTTGCATACAAACTCCGAACACGCACAGTAAAAGTTAAGAAATTGGCAGAACAAGCGCCAATCTTCTAAAAAAAGAAATCCCTCTCTTCTTGAGGGGGATTCTTCTATTTATAAAGCTCTCTTGTACCCATTCGTATAAGAGGGCTTTTCATATAGAAGAAGTGGTCTTGGCGAGGACCTTAAACTACGACATCGTGGGCGCACTTGACGCAAAGGGGTAATTTAGAATGGCAGTATCAAACAGTTTCAAAAAGGCAGTAAACGCAGAGATTAAGGTTCGTCATCACGGACCAAAGGCACCATCATTCAACTTGTCAGCACGCGAATATGTGCTGGCATTTATCGTTAACGGCGAGACAGTCTTAATTGAAGGAGAGAAAGCACAACGTGTCGCGGCTCTTCGTAAAATGTTGACGCTTAAAGGAGATGGATACGTATTACGTGATAACGTAACGCCGTTCATCTACATCCGTGGATTCGAAAAAGATGAAGCGGGCGTTATGCATTCACTCGTTGATGTTAAGACTTCTCGTTTACTTTCGAACACGCTCGTTCAACGCAACTCGGAAAACCATCTTGTCCGTGACTTGTGTGAGTTCAACGATTTCGAAATGTACACGCGTCAAAACAATGACCGCAAAGTCATTGAAACGTCTGTCGTTAAAGCGTTCGACAACACGAAGCAACTCAACTTCCGTGTTGTGCCAGTCGTTGAAGAACTCGCGTTCATGCTCACTAAAGAGTTCGCGAAGCTCTTCAAAATGTCATTGTTGGAGCTTGCTAAAATCGTTCAGAAATTTATTCTGAATGGTATTGCGCTTCACAATGGTGAAGAGCTGGTTCTTTACACTCCAAACTCTGCATCACCAGCCCAAACTCGGAAAGGGGAAGCGGCATTCTATGAGTTTGCTCGCGCGAACCGTCCGACTCTTGAGCAGAAGCTTAAAGACCACAATCTTCGTGTCACTGCTGTATACAGCCGGTTCAATGCGTCATTCGAACTCTCTGTCTACGGTGGAGAGCAAGATGGCAAGTGGAAGTTCAAAATCGATAAGGACCCGAAACGTCTGGATATGGCGGCTTCAGGGTCACGCTTTTCAACGGTAATGGAAGCATTGTTCGGTGAGATGGAAATCATCCGTGAGGGTGACTACACGAATGGTGTTGGCAAGAAAGAACACGTCACTGTGTTGCAGTCTAAGCACAAAATGCTCAACGGCCGGAAACGTCGTATCATCTTGATTGGTGATATGATGCGTACGGTAACAGAACGTGCAGTCATCGTTCAACGCGCTGAAATGCCGAAACTCATCGAAGAAGATATCGAATTCGTCAAGAACATGACGGATGGCGGTATCCTCTTCTCTGAAGAGGTAGCTTACTACCTCAAACAGGAAGGCAACATGAAAGACGAAGGCCAGTCCGTACAAGCTCGTGGTGCGAATGGTCTTAAGCCGTTCGCTTACGGTACGTACAAACTCCGTCAGATGACTGGAGCGGACATGGTCTTCATGGATGGAGCAATGAAGCTCGACCTTCTCCCATCGCTTCTTGATGGGTCGTTCAAACTCTCTATCGTCCAAGCATCACGGATGGAAGAGGAAGAGGATATGGCTTTAGTCGCAACGCAAGCTTTGCTCGCGATGGACGTCCCACAAAAGAACATGAAGCTTCTCAACATGTTCACAGCATCTTACGTCAAGTCTGCACCGTTTGACGGCAAGATGGCGTTAAAACTCCTCAATGTCGAGTCAGACTACTACGACAAGATGGAGAAAGGCGATACTTCTGCTGATGAAGATGCAGACGCAGAAGAAGTGGAAGTCGAGGTCGAAGAAGAAGAAATCGACAAGAATGTCATGATGGATGATGTCTTAATCGACATCAAGGATTTGCTCTCAACGAATCCTGAAATCATCAAGGATATGGCAGTCAAACGTAAAGTTCAAAACTTGTTAACGAAGCCACTTGAGAAAATCAAGAAAGGTGGCATCTTGGTCAAGGACGCTAAAATGCGTCACATGGGCTTCGATATCTTCATGGTCGTGAAAGCCATCCAAGGAGTTGTCGATGAACTGTTCGATGGGAAAGAACCAGTCGTCAAGTACGTTGATTCTATCCCTGCTGGTTGTGCGATTGTCGTCGACAGCAAAGGGAACTTGCGTCGTGGTTACTTCCTCGCTGTCCGTTACCCAATCCTCAAGAAAGAGGAAGTCCGTAAAGTTCTCGCTGTTGATACGCTTGCGAACGAAGAAGCAATGCGCTATTACGTCGAAGCGGCGAAAGCTGGATTCTTCAAAGGGTTGGTCTTGTTCAACTCTGTCGATATGACGACAGAAGCGATGTCTGGCGCTGACTTTGACGGTGACACTTGCTTGGTTATCTTCAACCAGTATGTTGTCAACAGCTTCAAAAATAAAGTTAAAATGCTCGACTTCTTCAAAGATGAAAACGGAGAAGTTGAAGGAGGTTGCCCATGGGCGCGTCCTGAAGAAGCACCAGACGTCTTTGCTCTTGTTGGTGATTTCATCGAAGCCAACAAGCTTAACGTCGAACAAGAAGTTGTCAACGGTTCACGCACGTGGACACTGAAGTTCGATAAAGCAGACGTTCTCGACGAAGAACGTGCGAAGCTCGTGTACTACGTCTTCAACCGTATGGCGGCGGCTCACATCGTTGCGACAGCGAAAGTCTCGTCTATCGGTAAGTGGACGAACCGCTTGATGAACGTTGAAGATATCTTACTCGATATCCAACGTGACATCATCGTGCTTTCAGAGGATATCGCTGTCTCTGAGAATGCACAAGAAAAGCTCGAAATGACGCACCAACGTTACCTGCTTGCTGTTGAGTACGGTAACTATGAAGACATCGCTAACTGGTTGGTATGTATCGTCCGTTGGGCGATTGATGAGGCGAAACACGGTGGAGCATTTGATGAGCCACTCAGCCACATCGTCGACGTGTTCGAAACAAACCCAACACCAGAAGAGCTCTTGTATCATGCAAAATCAGAGCACTTCTTCCCTGTACGTCTGTTCGTTTAATCTCTTGGTCCTTCTTCGGAAGGACTTTTCGAAAGTCCCTCTTCGGAGGGGCTCTATGGGGTATTGACCAGCCCCATACTGATGAGATAGGTCGCATTGCCAACAAGCCAGAGAAACTGGATGAGGTACGAAAGGAGTTCTCGACTATGTCAGAACAAACAAACAGTAAGAAGAAAGAATTAACAACGGAGGAGAAGCTCACAGCTATCATGGGCAAAGCATTTGCCGTCGATAGCTTCCAAGTCAACGCATCTGAGTTGACTGATGTCGACGCAATCCTCGTGAAGCGTGCTGTCGCTTCACTCAAGGCGAAGTTCGGTCCAGACTTCGTCATGCTTCACGCATCGTCAGAGAAAGAGCTTCAAGCGTTCTATGAATTGATTGAAGAGCCGTTCAACAAAGGCTTAACAGTCGTGAAAGAAGACATCACTCTAATCGTGATGTGGGAAGGATTGACAGTCGATAAGAAGAAGGTCGAGTACACGTACTCGGTCACGCTCGGCCCGTTCATCTCTTCGACATTGATTGTTGAGATTCAACAGTCACGCAAGATTCGCAACGTCCTTGCTGATGTAGAGGCGAAAGTCGCTATCATCAAAGAGAAAGAAAGCATCATGGATACAGAGTTGAAAGTATCACAAGCTAAACCAGAATACTTGGCTCGTCAGAAAATGACGTCAGGCATTAATGTTACCCATCGTAACTCTTCTGTCCAAGCATCAGCAGACTTCGCACGTCAAGTCTACAAGATTGCTGGATTCAGCTCTGCCGCTTTCGGTATTCACCAAAACCTCATCGAGGAAATGACGACTGTCAAAGAGAAGCTTGGTATGACAGAAGAAGAAATGAAAGATGGCGCAGTTATTGGCTCTTCTTGGATTTCAAAAGCTATCTCTGAGTTCAAGAAGATTGATGAACTTCGCAAGGGATTCGAGAAGAAAGCCATCAAAGCACTTGGTGAACGCAACCTTATGAACTCTGAGGCGTTCATCAAAAGCGGAATGAAAGAGGAAGGTCGTTATGCTTGGTCAACGGGTCTTGAAATGTGGACAGCTGATTATATGTCTACAGGAGACAAGAAGTCACTTCTCAACAAGACGATGACGGACCACGATAAATACGTCCTCGGTCTTGCGAACGAAGACTATGCGAAAGCGATTGAAGCAATGAAAGAGCAAGGTCTTGCTGAATTCGCTCAAGCACACGGTGAGGAGAACGCATTGCTCAAAATCACGATTGCCACGTATATCAAACAATACGATGGTGCGAAAGACTCAAAGAACTTCTCGATTCTTTGGGACGTCTTCATGAAAGGCATCAAGATGGCACTCATGGAGCTTGCAAACGAAAGTGATACACCGTTCGTTTACCATGCTCCAACGGAAGCACAGTTCGTCTTCTTCACGCACGATTCAGCTACAGCACGTGCGGAAGGGATTGCTGAACTCTTCACGAAGAAACAAGTGAAGAAGCATGGAGTAGGCGACATCGTTCAAATCGTTCGTCAAGGAGATGCGATGGGTCTCTTGTTCGAAGCTGGATTCTTCCCAGTCAAAATCGATGCGAAATCTGCTTCGACGTTCCCACTTGTCTCTGATGATATGTTCTATACGGCTGTCATCCAAGAGTACAACGAAACACAGATTGGTAAAGATGGTGTTTCTATCAAGTTGAAAGACTTCTTGCTCAACGGAGAAGCAATTGCTTCTTCAACGCTCGAAGAGGCACGTCAAGAGGAAGAAGTCATGGAGGCTGTCGCATCACAACAGTTCTATGCATTCGAGCTCAACCAAGATGGTCGTGAACTCGTCGCTCATCACGGTGCAGATGTCATCCTTGGTCTTGAATTCGAATTCCTCGTCGAAGATGGTGGCACGAACGGATACCTTCTCAATGATGGTAACCGTTACCTTCTCATGACATCTGACGAGATGGTTGAAGACGTAGATGTCTTCTCATGTGATGGAACAACAATGTTCTGCAAGTAATACCCGATAAGTAATACAAATACTCTCAAGGGCTCCTACAAAGTAGGGGCTCTTTCCTTTGAAAGGGGAAAATTAACATGACAAACGTAACAGTAACTATCGAAATGATGCAAGCACAAGTAAACCTCGTGAATGAAACAACTGCTAAGTTGAACGAGATGTTTGAAACGTTCAAAGCACAATCTGTCGTCACTACTGTCACTGAAACTGTCGAAGTCACTGAAACTGTCGAAGTCACTGAAGAAGTCGAAGTCAACGAAAAAGCAGAGAACTTATCTGCTTTTGCACAGATGGAAGAAGACATGTCAGACGCTGATTCAGAAGAAGAAGCGGAGCTTTCGCAAGAAGCTCGCAACAAAGTCGTCCTCGATGAGCTCAAAGAGTCTATGAAAACGATGGAAGTCAAAAACTTCTACGATGAGTTAGACGAAGACGAAGACGATGAAGACGAAGATGAAGTCATCGAGAAAGAAGAACGCAACGAAGATGTTGAGTCAAACATGCAAGACATGCAAGATGCTGGTGCTGTGAACGCTCTTTCACAAGAGCTTAGCAAACAAGCACCTGTCGAAACACCTGTCGTTGAGAAGAAGCCGTTGTCTATCCTCGACAAAGTCAAAATCCCTGGTGCTTCAAGCGAAGAGTCAATGGATGATTTGATTGCTTCTTATGCAAAGAATCCTGTCGCTTTGGACCCAACAGAAGACGTCAAGCCTGAGGTCAAAGAGGAAGTCAAGGCTGAAGTCAAACAGGAGGTGAAGGAGGAAGTGAAACAGGTCTCTAAACCTATCACAGTGGCTAAAGCGAACAACGTAGCCGTCATCGCCGCACCTACTGAGCTTAGCTCGGTCTTCAACAGCGGTCGTCTCTCACACCATCATCAGACAGGCGTCTTCATGAAAGAGGTTGCACATGCGCTTCATATGACGATGCTTGGTATGATTCAACGTGGTGTCGATACGTTCCATGTCGGAGAGTTCAATGGCTTAGAAGTGTTTGCGATTCCGTTTGTTTGGAAAGAAATCAAGAAGGTGCATCCTAATGTCAAATTGATTCTTTTCACGAACAAACAGCACTTCCAAAAGTATTGCGATACGCTCGAAGAAGAGAAGGCGCGTAACATCTTCTCTCCTGCTCGTATGAGCTCTGCTATTCGCTCGATGGCTGACGCTATCATCGAAGTCAATGGCAATGCTTATGAGCTTCGCAAAGCCGCTGTACAAGGCGCTGACAACGTCATCCGCTTCATGCCGCATGGCAAGGAGGATGTCGCTACACGTCTGTACAAGAAACTCCGTGGTGCACAAGTCAACATCTGCCCATGGTCATTACTTGCTACTCGTCGTATCGGGCAAGAAGTCGTGCAGAAACAGTTCCCTGCTTCTCATGACTACAATCCTGTCAACATGACAGAGATTACAGCTAAACAGCGTGCAGGTGTTACAAACTGAGCCACGCTTTGTCGAACGGCCTGCCTATCTAAGGTGGGCCTTCGGCTATTGTTTCTTACACTGCAAGAGCGTAGGGCGTTCCGCCCGCTTCGTTGGAAATAAACACATAGGAAGGAGTGACGAATATGTCACGCACTACACTGATTCAACAATTGAAACTGGTACTACCGTATCCCTGTCATTGGTATGAGGAGCAGTCGACCCATCAGCTTCAGGGAATGTACAGCGACCGTCGTCGTGAGATTTCCGAGGCACGGGTACGATTGGCGTTCGAGGCCGATGACCGTCGCATTGCGGCACAGTTGAAACGTAAGCCTCTCGTCTTAGCAGAAGACAACGGCTTACCGTTTTAAGGGCAAGGGCGCAGGGCGTTCCGCCACCTGTTTGTGATATCGTCTCCTTCTTCTTGGAGGAGGCGAATCAGTACCAAGGAACGGAGGGCCTTCGGCCATCTGTTTTTGATTCAATGAGGGGAACTTGATTCCAACCACAAGCTCAATTGGTCCTTCGGGATAGAGCCTTCACACCTCATTGAATTGCACCAACATGCAGGTGAAGGTTCTCATCCTTCTCTCTACTGTCCAGTAGAGGGAGGGTGTCATGAGAGCAGTGCAAGACTTCTGTCCTTGGACATATCCAGCGCTACCCTGATGCAGGGTTGGATATAGGACGGTCGTATCACGTAGCATCAGGTCTTCTTCGTTCCACCGGAGAAGGAGTAGAGGTATAGTCTCGCGCAGGAGTGCGGAGGCTATACCAGTGGATATTATGTCGTTCGGAGGCTTACTCACCCTCCGACACATAGTAAATACATAATGTTAGATACAACTGAATAGGGCCTTCGGCCACCTGTACGCGAATCTAATAATGAAGGGAATGGTTTGAATGTTACCGAATACTGAAATGTTACACGGTCTTGCTCTTTCTATGAACAAATTGCTGAAGCGCGGCGCTATCTCTGAGGATTGCGTCTTCGTGCACAGTTTCGTCTTCCATGCAGAGGAAATGGGCAATACGCCTTATTATCTGCAATACATGGCAGACTTACTGAATCCTGCTGACGCATGGGACGTACCGCAGACACAAGCCATCGACGCAACATACGATATCTTGGCATCTTGCGCTCGTTTCACGCCTGTTGACCCAGGCGATTCTTCTTTCCCTGTTCTTGAGGGGATTGACGCAATGCGTTTGAAGGCCCACCTTCGTCGGGCTGATTTAAATAATGAACGTGGTTCTTACGACGTCCCGTTTTAATCGGGGCGTCTTTCTTTTTTATTTACATACACATTCAAGGAGGCTTACTCATGACAAACAAATCTGCACGTAAGGCATTGGCACGTACTATCCGCCCTTTGCTTTCTGACTTAGGCATTGGAAAGAAAGACCGGTTCGTTCTAAGCAATCGTTTAGCGAAAAAGGTCTACGGGCGCATGACGCTTTCTCAAGGGTTCCAGGCTCTTGGGTTCGATACACAAGGTCTTCTTGGTCACGACTGTGATTGTGGTGCCGACTGCAATGACCATGTATTGGTATTCAACGGGGCACGCTCGATTCGTCTATGAGCGTGTTTCTTTTTTATGCATTGACAGATTCAGGGCATCGGACATATCCAGCGCCTTCGGCTTAAAAGATAAGGGCGCAGGGCGTTCCGCCTTCTTTGTCTGATTATAATCTAATATGAATGGAGCGATTCAAATGTCAGTACACCAACAAATCGAACGTGAAGCAAATATGGATAAGCCTTTCCGCTATGATGAAGCGGAGCATCAGGCACCGGAACACAAACAGGTGCGTACGGGCATCATCCTCGAAGCGAAGACGCCACATATCATCAAGCACCGTGACGGTTCAGCGTCCATCAAGCAAAAGCTCAAAGTAGCCTATCAGCAAAAGGTCTTCTGGATTGAACGCGAATTGTTACGTTGTGCCGCATCACAAGTTCAATTGGAGTATCGTCTCATGACGACTGCTCCTTCCCTTGCTGATGAAATCAAAGTGGCTGACCGCCAACTAAAGGAGAGTCGCAAATGTGGACGTTAATCGATTTCATGACCTATTGTTTCTTCTACTTCCTACTTCTACTCATCGTAGTCGTAGGGAGTGGCTTTACCATGTATTTCTTCAAAGAGAAACGTGATATGCTCGGCGCGGGCGTCATCTTCTTCTCTACTGTCAGTATCTTAGTCTTTGTAGTCAATATCGTCTTCTAAACTAAAACCTTATACGAATGGAGAGAAACTCATGAAACGTACATTAAAATTTATCGGTAAAGCTTGGTTATTATACGCCTTCTCTATGGTAGTCGCAGGTATCACGATTGCGGAACGTGACCGTCAAGAACGCGAACGCCTCATCGAACAAGCGAAGGCAAGTCGTCTTCGCACGCATGCCATCTTAAAAGAAACGGGGACGATGTAATGAGATACTTTGATATGCACTATAGTATTATCGTCGACCGTCCTCTCGTTGCTGTTTTGCTTCAAAACGGACAACGGGGGGTATTCGTTAATAACAATATCTCATGCATCAACGACTTCGATTTCGAGAAGCGTGTCCTCAGTCGTCGTTCAATTGCAGGAAACGTCGATACACGCTATAAGTCTCTTGACGAGGCCGTCGCGGAATACAATGAATCATGTATTGAAAGCAAACGCATCATTTCATTCGACATTTTAGAGGAGGCAACAGCATGAACACTATTATCCAACCTACTACTACTATCAAACCTTTACATCATGAAACGGAAACAAAAGCATACATGGATATCTATCGTGACGGTGTCCTGTATGAAGGCATCAAGGAAGCTCGCATGACGCACTTCAACAATGAAGGACAACGCATGTATGAAGTCTCTGTCGACGGTACGACGTTCTACCCGATTCCTTATGGTTTCGATATCCCGTATCAGTTCGAAGGCAAAGATATCAACATGATGATTACGCACGCTAAGTTCAGTCAGTGAGGGGCTCCGGCCTCTCTTTTTTTATTTAAAGGAGGACACATCATGCCGACACATCCACTTTCAAACAATGGCATCACACATCGTCTGGCTCTTGCCATGAATACACTATTCAACGAACACTCTGTCCACAAAGACCATCCTGAGACAAAAGAATTCCTTGAAGTCTCTAACTTTCGTTATATCGGGGAGCACAGTAAAGAGATTCGGTATTACACGGCGGAACGCATCGCCGACCTCGTCGGATATACCGGCGCCGACTATGATATCGCCGTCACTCGTATCTTCGAGTTCTTTGAGGATACAGAACGTTTGCTTTCACACTGAGGGCCTTCGGGCTCTCTTTTTTTATAAGTGGACACATATCCACTGGCTGACATATCAAGTGATAAGAGGACATATCCTTCTTCTTGCCTTCAGCTTAAGAGCGGTCTCGTCAGTCTACTAAAAAGGAGGAGTTAACATGTACGGTTATCAAGAGATATTACAGAATCCAACAGATTACGCAGAAGCATTCGTCCAAGAAGCTTTGTTCGTCAATGGATGTGTTAATAAAATCGTCGCTAAAGATAAAGACATCGTTAGCCTTCGGCCTAGTGGGAAACTCGACAGTCTACTCACACGGGCACGGGCTTGTGAGAAACACTTAGCATATCGCGCCAATTGCCCGTTCACGCCTTTGCTTCCTGATATTGAAGTCTTATCCCCAATGGAACTCGCACGCCTGGAAGAAGAGTATTACGCACAATTTCAATCTTAAGAGCGCAGGGCCTTCGGCCTCCTTTTCTTGATTTTAAATCCAACACGAACGGAGCGATACCTATGAACGAAAAATTGCTTTCTCTCACACCAGAGAACTCTATCCCTTTACTGAACCAATTCAACACAAGCATCCAAGACTTAATCGAAGACATCTTAAGTGACATGCGTGACGCCTTATTCTTCCAACATGATACACGCATCACGAGAAGCGTCACTAAACTAGAGCTCACGTCAGCAGAGGAGCTCGCCCTTTCATTGTTCTTCTACTCATGCGGTTACCAATGCTATTTCGGCTACCACCACTTCAAGGATGTCGCACCATATCGCGTCATCTATGTCGTTAAACATTAAGAGCGGAGGGCCTTCGGCCTTCTTCTCTTGATAAATTTCATATGAATGGAGAGATACCTATGATGTCTACAGAAGCAGAAATCTTTCGTTTCATGGCAAACGAACGAAATCTTCAGAAACAATATGAAGACGCCGTACTCAATACTAGAATCATCAATGTCGCCGAAGAAATGATAGCAGATTGCATGCCACGTGCCGCACGAGGCTTATACTCGCATCATGTCTCATTGTCTGACTATGAATTCCTTTTCTCAAACATTCATGCTTACGATGAAGCCATCATGGAACAATTGACATATCGTGGGTTCACTGTCCATCAAACGCATCCCTCTCATCTTCTTATCTCATGGGAAGAAAAGGTAGGTGCAGGTTCATGAAGATAGGTATCATCGGGATGCGTATGCGTCCCCATCATCTCTACTACAATCGCAAGAGTCCTTATCTCGACGACATCTTCGATTGGCAAATCAAGCAATTGAAAGTCTTAGCAAAAGAGGGGCATACCTTCTTAATCGGTTGCGCCGACCACTGGGATTGCCGTGCTATGAAGTGGCTCTATCACAACGGCTATGAGAAGCAGATTCACCTCATCCTTCCCTTCCCTGGCTTCGGTAAGAAGCAAGGCGCCGATTGGGTACATGTCCGTGAACAACTGGAACATGCCAAGCAAGTGACCTACATGCAGGAACGCGACGAGGATAAGCCGATGAAGAAGCTCCTCGATAATCGCAACCTCATCCTGATTCGAGAGAGCGACGCCATCCTCTGGTTATGGGACGGTGTACAGACCGATTCCTATCAGCACCTCATCTGGAAGAAGAAACCTGGTTATATCTTCCCGTGGAAGGAATATGTCCAGAAGAACCTCGACAACCCTGTTCCACAAAGCTCATTACAATACTAATCCTAAATCTAAATACGAATGGAGAAATCAATCATGCATCCAACTACTCAAGCACACACGTTCGAAGACAAAGTCATCGTCAGCGGAATGAACGCCAAGTTCATCATCCCTGAGAAACCACTCCAGAAGATTGAAGACATGAACCTGTCGCAATATGAAATCCTAGCAGACCTCTGTCTTGCCTCCGACCAAGTCCTTGACTTAAAGAACGGAGACGCGTTCGCCATCGTCAATCCGTTCATGGATACGAGCATCGTCGCCACTATCCAAGCAGAGGACGGCATCCTCTACTATGAAGTCATCGATGTCTTGAACCATGTGCCGTATGGTCACGTCCGTAAAGATGGAACACAAGGCTATCGCTTCGGTGGCATCAAACAAGTCGTCAGCGTCTAACATCAGTCAACCCCTAAAGGCGGAGGGCCTTCGGCCTTCTTTTTTTAGGGCATCAATCTATTTTAGAGAGGAAGATTCATATGTCAGCACAACGTTTTATTGAGGAATATAATAACCCACGCAGTCGTTCAATCGGTTCTAAACTCGGAGGCATGCTTCCGGTATCCGGCAACAAGTTCCTGGAGCACAAAAACGAAAGTGACGTCAGCAACATGGAGAACGCTTTGCTCATCAACGGTCTCTATGAGAAGCTCGGACTCGAAGTCCCAGACGTCCATGCAAAAGCTGTCGAAATGGTAGGACTCCATCGCGAGAAGAAAGTCGTCGATAAACAAATCGATGTCTTCGAGAAACGTGAAGCCGCGTACCATGATGGTTCTATCCTGGAGAAAGCTCGTCGCATGCTCGGTGGCGCACCTGTCGACCCACGTAAACAAGAAGAGCTTCAGCCGGTCATCAACATCCAGTTACCGAAGGAACTCCTTGGTGGACAAGAAATCGAAGATGAGCGCCTCAACAAACTTGAACAGCAGTTCGCACAGACGCAAGTCCAGCTCCAAGAGCAACAAGCATCGTTCTCTGAAATCGTCAAGCTCCTCAAGAGTCAACAGGACGCAAAGCAAACACCAGCACCTGAAGCACCTGTCGCGGAAACGACAGCATAATACATGAGAGGGTCGCCCTGCCCTCTCCCTTTTAGGAGGTATTCTCATGTTTGAAGGTACAGCCAGTGAATTCGCATTCGTCATCTGCTTCGTCGGCTTCATCTCATTCCTCATCGGTCTCGGACTCTTATATCTATCTTACAAGGAGAACCGGCTCGACGACCACTTCATCGGTTACATGATATTCTTCGGTCTCGCCTTTTATCTCTTCTATCAAGCATTCCACTTACAATAGGAGGTACTCATGATTCCAGTACTCATTGCCGTGTTGATTCTATTCTTGTTGTTCTTCTATTCCTTGACGTTCCGCGCGACCCTTAAATATGTCCGTGTCCGTCATTCCAAGGATAAAGTCAAACGTAGTTATGCGTTCGTCAATTGCTACGAGTGCCTCATCCTCTCCATAGGCATGACCGCGTTCGTTGTCGGATTCATCTATCTGACCCTTTAAACCCAAAAGCGCAGGGCCTTCGGCCATCTTTTAATGATTGAAAGCGTTCTTGAAAACCTTAAGAGCGCAGGGCCTTCGGCCTTCTTTTTTTGATTCTTTTTGTTCTACAAGCCGAAACGTCCATTTGGGCGTCATCTACGGGTGCCTTCCGTAGGTCTGATGAGGCAAGGTGTATCAGCGACCATGTTCGCCCACTCAGGGTTCAACATCGTCTTAGGCAAACCATATTGTCCACGCGACATTAAAAGGAGGAATTCACATGTTACAAATTAACACGAACGTGCAACAAGAAGGTACTGGACGTCTTTGGTATTTGTCTGACGCAAAAGGTCTTGATGACGTCACGGACAAAGACTCGAATGCGAAACTCGGTATCATCTCGATGAAGGTAACTGCCGCGCACTCGGAAGCACAGAAGAAACAGGGTGTCGTCGCGAACGTATTCTTGAATACTATCGTCGGCGGTATCAATGTCTCAGTCTTCCGCAATGATGACGGGCATTCGTTACGTCTTGTCGTGCCACAGGATTCGTACAAAGAGAACGGGGAAACGAAGTACTCGGACATCCTCTCTATCGTACGTCCTATCCGCGCGCAAATCCTTCGTCACGTCCACAAATTGTGTGAAGCGTCTGCTCAGGCAGAGGCGCAAGCACCGGCTCAACCTGTCGCGCAAGCACAGGTGGCGCCTGCTGGTATGACCCCTGAACTCATGGCTCAGTTCCAACAGTTCTTGGCGTTCCAGCAAATGCAACAACAAAGTGCGGGCGTACAAGCGCCTGCACCGGCTGTTGAGACTCCAGCTGTACCAGGCATCATCGGTGCAGGGGACGACAACCAGCCGTTCTAAGTCAAGTGCGGAGGGCCTTCGGCCTTCCTTTCTTGATTGTTGATTCATTGACTCACCCTTAGGGACATATACGCCCTTCGGTGTAGTTCAGGTATTGTAGGAGCCTACCCCTCTCCTCGTACCTGGACTGCATCGGAGGGCGTTTTTTTAATTTAGCCGAGACACATCCGCGATGGCCTCCCTATGGAGTTCTTTTTAAAAACCTGACACATCCACTATGGCTCCCCTGTTGAAAGGAGATAACTATGATTACAAAAGGAAAGTTTTATTATCATCCGCGTCGCGAAGGCCTCTTGTTCTCCGTCGATTCAACGAACATGAGTCTTAAACCAGAAGATGGCACGACGCCACTCTGTATCGTTCTCACCCCACTCAAGTCCTACTTATTACACCATGAATATACGTATTCAGGTTTCCCGCTCCACTGTCTTCCTGAACTCGATGACGTCATTTTCCGTCTCTTAGATAATACATTCAATGACAAACAAAGCAAAGACCTCCTCAGTTCCGTTCGAGCCATGTACAACAAAATCGCGACCTTCTATCCCATGTATCATAGACTCGTCGAGATAAAGAGCTTGGCAGAACTTGAAGCTATCCTTGATAGTAAGAAGCTACTGCTTTCTCAACTGGAGTTTGGCCCCGCCCGCTACAACATCCTTCAACTCTATCGTAAAGTCAATAAACAGACACTCGACCCTTATACTCCCATCCAAGAACCCTTCTAGGAAAGGAGACTCCCATGGAACTCACACCAGGACAATTCGTACACAGCCCTATCTTCAATCAACTCTATCTTGTCCTCTACTCCAAAGACACACTCATCGACAAAGAACCGCACATCTTTGTCATTCAACTCACCCGACATTTTCATGAACAATCACCCCGCCACCGTGCCTTCTGCTACTTCTCACCGACCAACCAAGACATCATCACCGACTACCTCGTCAAAAACCTAAAACGATTCCAACAGCAATCCCCCGTATCCACTCAATATGAACTACGCGCCCTCATCACTAACTCCTCTGACTCTACACTACGCGTCCAATACCTTAATAAAAGTGAGGTCATTCCCGTCAAAGACAAAGACCACCTTCTCTTCTTCATCAGTCAAACAAACACCCTACACAGCACAGCAGAAACCAAAAGCATCACCCTTCTTTATGACAATATCCCTCGCTCCTTCCACTCCTTCACCTCCCTCCCCACCTCTTCTCCCTTCTAATATGCAAGATTCCTGCATAAACGGAGAAGTGTATACAGCTTCCTCGGGAATTTTCAACACTTTCTGCATAAACATTCAAATACAGTGAATAAACGCTTCGAGCACTTATCCTTCAGATGGGGGATATCACGCCGTCTAAGGCGAAGAGATACCATATATCATTGTGTTTGTGGGTTATATGTATGTGTTTGTGGGTTATATAAAGGTGTTTCAGTCTGATATGAGTGTGTTTGTACCATATATCA